TTTATTAGCGTGAAGTCAGTTAGGGAGGTTGCGTAATGGATTTACTAGGACTCGCTTTTGTCTTGCCGTTTCTAATCGGCGCGATTATGGCGCACTTCGGAGCTAACTTTAGTGTCGATCACTATGAAACAGGGGATAAAGAATGACTTATCAAGGATGGGCTAATTATCCGACTTGGAATATAGCTCTATGGATAAATAATGACGAAAGTATCCATCACGCTTTAGAGCATTACGCAAATGAAACCCTTGAGCCAACTTATAAAGGTTTTATAGCGAGGATGGGACTTATAGGAGAGAGAACCGGAGATGGCATCGGCTGGCTAAGTGAAGATCTCGATTATGAAGAGCTAGATGAAATGGTGGCTAATCATAAAGAGGTAGAAGGCGAAAGATTGCCTAGCGACTATCTACCTAGAGATTTAGCTCAAAAGGTTTATGAAACTAAAGACCTTATAAAAATGCTAAAAGCACTAGAGAAAGATGGCTATAGCGGATTAGGCCTTGGTCTAATTCTCGATCTTATAGAAAGGGATGTCCCCGAATGCAACTAAGGAATGATATCGAGAGAGAACTCGACAAGCTAGAGATGTTTTCTTTCAACCGCGGCTTCGAGGCCGCTTTAGATGGATTAGATGAGCTATCTAATCTCGCACATAATAAAGGGAATCCGGCGCTCGCCGAAGCGTTGCGATGGGCAGTAAAGGAGCTAAAAGGTGAAAATATCAGTTAGAGAAGCCTGGCGAGAAATCAAGTATTGGATCGCCGATAACTTATTTGAATACGAACTCGATGAGGCTTATCGACTAGGGATGAAAGAGGGAGCGGCTTACGCGACCCAATGGCTATCTTTCCGAGTCGAGATAAACCTAGATCGAGTAAAGATGACTAAAACAGAAAAATCCGGATACCAGAAAGCTATTGAGGTAATGAGAGATGAGCGAAAAGAAATCAAACTTAGAACAGGAGCCAGCGTTGATGTCAATCGTTTTATGGACTAAGCCTGGGTGTTCTCAGTGTGAAGCTACAGCTAGGCAGTTCGATAAAAGAGGAATTATTTATAAAACCCGCCGACTTGATAAGTCTCCGAAGGCTGTAGAAAGATTCTTAGATCTCGGACTTAGCGCCGCTCCAATAGTCGAAACCGATGATAGAAGATGGAGCGGATTCCGCCTTGAGAAGATAAAGAGCCTCGAGACTCACCTAAAGAATGAAAGAGCGCATGGGATAAATGTTCCGCTAGAACCGATAAAGCAAATAGCTGAGGAAGTAGCGGAAGATGCTTGAGTACATCCTTATATTGTCGGTGGTCAATACTTTACTTATAGCAATACTTTTACTAAAGATAGGAGCAGGGGAAGATGACAAATAGCAAGTTTGAAGAACAAGCCGCGCTTCATGGAAACCTTGATCTAATGAATTATTGGTCAAACATCGGCGCAAGGTCAGAAAGGCAAAAAATTATCGGCTTACTCGCATCGCTAAAACTAGAGCTAATAAATGAAGCTAAAAAACTATCCGGAACTAAGTATGAGGATTCGGCTAAAAAAACAGCCTTGCTAGCTTTAGGGGTAGAAGAGTCCATTATCAGAATTAGGAGAGAAAATGACAAATAGCGAATTTCAAGAGGTTATTCATAGAGCGTGTCGGGTAGCCTTCGATACAGGAATAAAGGAAGGCCGGAAGCTAGAGCGGGAGAAAATCCTAAAAGCCCTAGACTGGAAAGCCGAAGCCAATAAGCATGGTGAATACTTTTACCTAACCGACCTAGAGGATCTACTAAGAGAGCTAGATAATGAAGAAACTAAGGTGTCCTGATGCTATCAAAATCGGTATCCAAGAGTTTCGCATTGTCCAACTCAACTCCAAAGATGACGCACTACTCACAGATTCTAGTTATGGCTATACCCAAGATGCCCGAAACATTATCGTCATTGACCGAGATCTCCCTGAGAGCAAGAAAAGAACAGTTGTCTTTCACGAAATACTCCACGCTATCCGTTTTGTTTTCGAGACTGAGAGGCCGAAGAAAGCCGATTATGAGGAATGGGAGCATTACTTTATCGGAATCTGGGAGAATACGATCCCGCTCGTATTACAAGCGAATCCGGAATTTACAGAGTGGCTTCTAGAAAATGATAGATAAAAGAAATCTAAGAATCCGAGCAGAGTTTCAACAAGCCGCGGCCCTACTAAGAGATAAAAATTTAGTCTGGTCGGCGGATCTCGACTGCATTAGAGAGGATCTAGCCGAATACCTCGAGGAGGCTTTAGCGAAGGGATATAGAACCCCGACACTAACGCGAATAGTCGAAACCCTAATAGCCGATGAAAATGATTTATCTATAGGAGACTAAATGTCCGACCTTACTCCTGACCTTACTCCCGAGGATCTCTACGCTAGTTGGGCCTTCCAAGATAAATTTGCGGAGATAGCCCTAAATCTTGTCGAGTATGGCGCGCACTTAGGCGCTTTATCTCTAGCAAGGCAAATACTCAATGAGCAAGCAGAAAATGGAAATAGGACTCTCCGAGTAGATGAGATAAAGATTCTTATTGAGAAAGCGAAAATAGAGATTAGAACCGAAGCAGAACAGGGGATAAAAAATGCTAGAGGATCTTGAGCCAGTAAAGACTAAGCGCTCCTGCAAAACTCGATTTACTTTAGATGGCCTAGAGGATAAGGATCGAGAAATCCTAGTCTCCGCTTTACTAGATACTTCTAAGTGGAGCGATAAAGGATTATCAGTAGCATTAGGGCAAAGAGGAATTCAGTTATCTAATGAGTCGATAGGAAGGCACAGGCGCAAACTTTGCTCTTGTTATAACTAATGTTAGAAAATCTAGAACCTGCGGAAAAGCTACAGAGCGCTCCGAATTTTAGACCGGCTATCGAGTTCGATGGAGTCGAGGGAATCGCTACTACTCCGGCTTATGCGAAAGAGCCTGAAAACTTCGATGAGTTTCTTAGAAGCGCCGGAATCGAACCTAGCGAGATCGAGGTAATCCCTCCGATTAGAACCTCTAGATGGCAACAAAGAGAGGGAGGAGATTGGCTAGTTTCCTACCGCTTTAGCTTTAGAAGAAAGAACAGCGAGATAGATCTTCCTCTTCTAATGAAGGAAGCTCGAAAGTCTGTCGGTAAAGCCAAATCTCAAAAACCTTCCGATAAAGCTCTAATAGTTTGCCCTGCGGATCTACAGGTAGGTAAAACCGGTAGCCGCGGTGGAACTAAAGAGCTAATAGAGCGAGTCCTAATTAGCTTCGACCTTATCGAGGAAAGGATGAAGGCAGGTAAATACGAAAGAATCTATCTGCTAGACCTCGGAGATATTATCGAGTCGGTATCTAATCAGGCCCACTATGCGCAATTAGCAACTAATGATCTATCGCCGATGCAACAAACCGATGTGGCCGCTTCACTTATGCTCGATCTAATCAAGCGAGCTAGTAAGTATGCTCCGGTAACTTACGGATCAGTTGCCTCTAACCATTGCCAAAATCGCTTCAAAGGTCAGCAAGTAGGAAAGCCTGGACTCGATGACTGGGGAATAGTAATCCTTCAACAACTTAGAAGAGTTACTAAAGAGCTAGGCCTCGATGTCGAGTATCTAATACCGCAACCCGAAGATGAGGGATTCGCCTTCCGATACGGAATAAATACAATCGGGGTAGTCCATGGGCATCAAGCTAAGCTCCCCGAAGGAATAAAGAAATGGTGGCAACAATCGACCTTCGGTAACCAATGGGTTCAACCTTGTGATCTTCTAATTACCGCGCACTTTCACCATCTAAGAGTAGAAGAGCTAGGCCAACGCTTCGATGGCAAGGGATCTAAGTTCTGGGTTCAATGCCCAACCTCCGATGCCGGTAGCGATTGGTATCGAAGAGTAGCCGGAGAAGATTCGACTACCGGAATCCTTACTATCGAGATCGAGAAAGATAGAGCCTTCTCGGGAGAGGTAAGAAAGTTCTAATGCCTACCTATATGTTTGTTTGCGATACCTGCGAAGAGCGAGAAACCTTCCACGCAGGGTTAGAAGAAAAGATAGTTACTCCCTTCTGCCGTATCTGTGAAGAGATGATGAGAAGAGACTATGGCTTTATGTCTATCCGCTTCAATGGGAGAGGCTTTTACTCTTCGGACAAATGAAAGGCACTAATACCTATAGAGAGCGAAACTCTATAAAGACCAATCAGGGAGAAGAGATCTTCCTTAGATGGTGTGAGGGTAAAGGCCTAAAGGTAACTCGCTTAGGCTTCGATGAGAAGCAAGCTCCGGTGGATAGGTTCTACGACCTACCCGATCTAGTAAGAAATCTTCCCGACTTTATAGTTCAAAGCGAGGAGAAGGTAACGCTAGTAAATGTAAAGGGATCTCTAAATCTAAAAGAGAAAGAGTATCTACTTCTCGATAAATTAGCCGAGGCCTATGATTCTGAAAAGTGCCACCTTTATTATGTTTTCGCTTTACCTAGAGAATTATTTTGGCGGCGGGTATCTTCGGTAAAGAGAGCCTATGAGGACTCCAAAGAGATAGGCCAGTGGCCAGATGGCAAACTGTATCGTAAATTAGACCTATGCGGTTTCCTCGACCATGCTTAGACTGCCAGACTCTCCATACCGATAAGGGAGACTACTGCAGTATCTGCCGCAAGGCTCGAGACAGGAAAAGAGAGAGCGACCCTAAAAGACTCGAAAGAAAGCGATTACTCTATAGTTCTAGTTATAGAGCAATAGCTAAAGTAATTAGGGCTAACGCAACTCATTGTCATATTTGTAAAGAGCCTTTTATGAACCGGCTAGAGATAACCGCCGACCACCTAATACCAGGAGATCCGACCTCTCCCCTAGCGCCAGCTCATAAGACCTGTAACTCAAGGCGGGGTAATAAACCGCTAACTAATTTGTAATTCACTTTCAGATCTAAACTGCGCTAACTCGAGCGGATAATCCGCACTAACACGCGCACTCCTCGGCATACCCCAGGTTATTACGGCGGGCGGGGCAAATCTTGAGGGATACGGCCGCATCGTTACCCCGACCGAAAGTCTGTGTAGGCATCCGCGAAATTATCTGATTTTGATGTAGGCTAAAAATGGAAAGGTAGAGTATGAAAATCGAGCGTATCGCTATAGGGAATCTAACCCCAGATCCGGCTAATGCTAGATCCCACGATGAAAAGAATCTAAGAGCTATCGAGGCTAGCCTAAGAGAGTTCGGGCAAAGAAAGCCGATAGTAGTAACCGCCGATGGCGTAGTAGTTGCCGGTAACGGCACGATCGAAGCGGCTAAGCGCCTCGGATGGAAAGAGATAGATATTGTTCGAGTTCCCGAGGATTGGGATAGCGACCGCATAAAGGCTTATGCCCTAGCAGATAACCGCACCGCAGAATTAGCCTCTTGGGAGACTGAGGTTCTAAATGCTCAGCTACAGGAGCTAAAGCTAACTTCTATCCCACTAGCCGAATTGGGATTTGAGATAAAGAATCTAGAGATGCCGGATGACCTATTTACAGAAGCCGATGCCCCGAGACTCGATCAGCGGAATAGCATAAGTTGCCCACAATGCGGATGCGAGTTTAGGCAGACTGCTAAGGGTTTTGAGATTGTTTGAGCTAAAGCTAGTAAATGCTCAAGCTGCGGAATTTGCGGTAAAGAATTGGCATTACTCGAGAATCCTGCCGACTGGAAAGTTAGTCAAGATCGGCGTATTCGAGGAGAGCAAATTTATCGGAGTTATTATCTTTAGCCGCGGAGCTTCTCCGCACCTCGGAACAGCACTACAGCTAGACCAAACCGAATTATGCGAACTAACTAGAGTTGCCTTAGATAAGCACAAAACCCCAGTAAGCCAGCTATTAGCCGAATCTTTCAAAATACTAAAAGAGACAAATCCTGGTCTGCGATGTGTTATTTCTTTTGCAGATCCGAAGGAAGGCCATAAGGGAGGAATCTATCAGGCCGGAAACTGGATCTTTACAGGTAGCTCTAATCCAGTAACCGAGTATTTCATTGGCGGAAGATGGGTTCATACTCGAGGCGCTTATCACCATAAAGAGCGCTCGATAGCTCCTACTCGAGTATCCCCAGGAAAATTTAGATACATCTACCCACTAGATAAGCAATTCCGCAGAAGGTTAGCTAAGCTAGCCCTGCCTTATCCAAATGCGGTTGAGGGCTTAGAAGTAAGCCGCGGTAATTCCCTTACCGAAGTGCCGGTGCAATTCCAGCCAACCGCTCTAAGTGAGAAATAATGCCAGCGGGAAGGCCATCTAAACCGATAGAGCAAAAGCGCTTATTAGGAAACCCTGGTAAGCGGGCGCTCCCAAAAGCCGATGCGATTCAGGTTCTGCCAAAATCAAATGAAATCCCAGAGCCAACTAGACCGCTTCTAAAGTATGGGCAAGAACTATGGGATCGAGTCTGGGCTTACGGCCTTAGTTGGATCTCAGCTAATACCGACTATGAACTCCTACTTATGACCTGCGAGTTAGTCGATGAGCGTTGGAATCTTAGAGTAAAGGTTATGAGCACCGATGACGCAAGACTACGCCGCGGGCTTAGGGAACTAGATCGACTAATAATCTCTAATCTAAGTCTTTTAGGCTTTACTCCTGCGGATCGAAGCAAGCTAGGAGTAGCCG